ATAAAATCTTCAATAATTCTATTTTTTTGTAAAATAGAGTTTTTATTTTTTGATGTTGGTTTACTATCCTTCCATTTTAATACTTTATAACTGATTGGATGAATGTATTTATTCATAATATCAAATTTCTTTTTGTGCAGTGTATCAATAATATTTTTAGAAATATAATCTGTGCCAAAACAAACATTTAGCATATCAGTCACATTTTCGGTCCCATACAGTCGAAATATAGTTGAAATTTCCGAATTTATTTCTTGTAATTTTATAATATATTGTTCCGAATCATATTTTTGTTTATTTTTTATTGGGAAAATCATATCTAATAATGTAGTAAATATATTCTCTAATGCTTGAATACACTCGTTATAATCTTTAACATTTATAATATACATTAACTTATATTTTTTCACACTTAGCATGGTTTTTTTTATTATTTCTAATAAATTATCAATCTTATTTTCTAGACAACTATTAATATTTTTATTTGATGACGCATATTCAATATAATCATCAATAATAATATTCTGTTGTTGTTGCTCATTTTCTATTGATTCTGTGCATATTTTTTGTTTTTTTTTTGATTTTTTTCTATTTTTCGCTAGATTATCTTTTGTATTCATTTATTATATATATATATATAAATAAATATATAATATTCTCATTTTATTTGTAATAATTATGGATTATAGTAATAATTTTGAAAAAACCCTACATAAATTAACGATTATCCTAAATGAACATAGTTACACTTCAAAAAATTTACATATTTACAAATCTACAATTAATTAGACATAAACCTAACAGATAATATTATATAACCTATGGGAATCCCCAGCTATTTTTCACATATTGTCAAAACCCATCGTAAAATTATTAAAAAATTTTCCGCAAATGAATGTAATATAGATAATCTTTATTTAGATAGCAACTCAATAATTTATGATGTGATTAGAGAAATGGATGCACGACATGGCGACGAAGTGCATATTATAAAGGGAGTTTGCGAAAAAATACATAACTATATAAATATCATTTCGCCAAAGCAGCGGGTATTCATCGCTTTTGATGGGGTTGCTCCAGTTGCAAAATTAGACCAGCAGCGCACCAGACGATATAAAGGCGATTTCCAAAATAAACTAGTCGAAGATCTTTTGTCGACACACGCGGAAAAAAGCGCCAAAGCCGTGCCTCCATTCGATACTGTTTGTATTACGCCAGGAACTGCTTTCATGGCAAAACTAGGCGCAGCATTAGAAAAACAATTTCAATGTCCCAAAAAGAGTAGCACGACAGTTGTCGTATCAACCTCTGCAGAACCAGGAGAAGGTGAACATAAAATTTACGCATATATTCGCGACAATGCGGAGTATCACCGACACTCATCAACTGCTATTTATGGGTTAGATGCCGATTTAATTATGTTAACATTAAACCATTTGCATGTAGCTCCAGAGATGTATTTATTTCGCGAAACCCCACATTTTATCAAAAGTATTGACAGTAGTCTTGATCCAAATGAAAATTATGTGCTTGATATACCTATGTTAGCGCAAGAACTTGGTATACAACTGAATAACAATAAGCGACCGACAGCAGAGAGACAGATGAATATTATTCGCGATTACATATTTATATGTTTTATGTTAGGAAATGATTTCATGCCGCATTTTCCTGCACTCAACATTAGAACAGTTGGTATTGACCTTCTGTTAAATGCATATAATCATGTGTTAGGTTCTAAGGGTAAATACCTTACCACCAGCATGCAGACTGAAACAGTAAAGGTGGTCTGGTCTAATTTTAAAAAACTAGTCCAACATTTAGCTGATCGAGAGCACGAGTATATCAAAAATGAATATAAAATTCGTAGAAGGCGGCGTAATGGTAAAAATTCATATCGCGCTTCACAAACAGCAGATGATATTGTTACTTCCCTCCCACTTGTAGATTATTATAGTGAAGAGTATATCAATCCATTTGAGTTTGGGTGGCAAGAGAGATATTACAGTGAATTATTTGACATAGACATTGACGACGAGAGAAAGAAGGCAATATCAATTAATTATTTAGAGGGGTTAGAATGGACGCTATCGTATTATACAACAGGGTGTAAAAATTGGAGATGGACATATAAGTATCATTATCCTCCGATTCTCTCTGACCTGCTTCGATACATACCTTTTTTTGATACGGAGTTTGTAGAAACAACCAACATTGCGAATCCAGTGAAAAGCGAAGTGCAACTGGCATATGTGCTCCCGAGGCAAAAGTTAAACCTTCTTCCGCAAAAAATCCATAGAGCTCTCATGAATGAAATTCCTGAATGCTACCAAACCAATCTTCCCATGAAATATGCCTTCTGTAGATACCTGTGGGAGGCGCACATAGATTTTCCTGAGATGGACATTGCTAAGCTGGAGAGAATAGTATATAATATATCAAAAAAAAAAATATTTTTTTATAATATATATATATATATATATATATATATATATATATATATATATATATATATATATATATGCGGGAGCGTGTCAAACTTTATACGCATCGCCCATTACAATATTTTGCAAAGCCATATCTAGATGTTTTAACAGACCGCATGATTTTTAATTTTAACATGAAAATATTCACCATATTATACAGCGAATTGGTTTATTATGAAAAATTCAAACAATATATTATTATTAAAATTAGAAAAAATAATAAACGTGAGCTGCTACCAATAAGCATATGTCCTAAATCATCTAAATCGTTAGATAGAATTTTCAATCAATTAAATTTATTCTATAATGGTTCAATTGCTTATACAGATAATCCGCTTCTTGTAAAATAGATGTATTATCTGAATATACAAATACAATATAAATCGATATTCATATTATATATTATATAATATGAATATAACAACATTATCGCGACTGCATACAGAGTGTAGCTGTTGTGGTTTACGTTATTATAAAACGTCGCATTTAAAGCCGCCCATGAAATGTAAATTATGTCGTGAAAAATTAAAAGATCCAATAAACAGAATTTATTATGAAGAAATCAATCAAAAAATAGAAGAATTGTATCCTCGAAGTATGTTCGATATTTATATAAAAGATGGAGATTTACGAATTATAGCAAATGCAACAACAGGCCCTATGTGCTTTATGCGACTAAAAGTATGGGATCATGTGCAAAAACGTATCGCATATCGAACGAGACCAGGCGAGTGGAAACGAAAACGCAAAAACCGCAAAGCACTCGTGCAAAAAAGTTTTGCAAATACGATGAGTGATGATGAGTGGTCGCATATATTTAGCTTTCTCTCATGGGAAGAGATGGCTATTATGTATAAAAACTTTGTTGCGCAACAGAATTAAATAAATAATAATAAGGATACATATAAGATTATGCCTAGCACAAAAACACGCACACGCAATGTAATTGTAGATTTAAATATTATTACTTTGCAACAATTGCAAAATTTAGCTGAAGAGCACGTAATTGTGATTAAATTTACAGCACAGTGGTGTAGTCCTTGTAAGAGAATAGCTGCTCAAGTAGAAAAGCATTTCTTGGACATGCCAGAAAATGTAATTTGTGTAGAAATAGACGTAGATGAGTGTGATGAACTGTATTCACTGTTTAAAAACAAACGAATGTTAAATGGTATTCCTGCTATTTTAGCATTTTATGGTGATGAGCCGCGTCTTCGCTTTTGGATACCAGATGACAGCGTGGTTGGTGCAGACACTAGAGCAGTAAAGCAGTTTTTTGACAGATGCCAAGAGAAAGCAGAAGAGTTGCAGCCGACAAAGTAAATAATAGATTAAAGTATATAATATTAATATTATAATAATAATATTAATATTATGTCATCAGCAAATAACCAAAAAAATATAAATCAAAAAAACGCAACTCAAAACGCATATCAAGACATAGATTTAGACATAGATAATTATGAGTTAGATGACTTGCTACAGCTATTTCATTTAAACATCGATTTCAACACAGAAGATTTGCGCCAAGCAAAACGCATGGTCATGCAAACCCACCCCGATAAATCTAAATTACCTAAAGAATATTTTTTATTTTTTTCTTCGGCTTTTAAAATAGTGCACGGCATACATCAATTTCGAGGACAATCAAATTGTCCTAAAGGCACAGCATATATATTAGACGAAAAAGATAAGGGAAAGGAAAAAATATTCAATGAGCTTACAAAAAACAAGAATTTCAATAAAATATTTAATGAATTGTTTGAAAAAAACAAGATCGCCCATGAAGATGTCGATACGGGCTATGGAGAATGGCTGCAATCAAATGAAGATATCGACAAACGAAAAACAACGCGAGCGAATATGAACGAGGCGTTTGAGAGAAAGAAGCACGAAGTTCAGGCCATTATAAAAAAACCGGTGATTCAAGACGCCAATAGCATGACATACAATTCAATGTCATCGCATACTACTGATTTAACCGGAGATGCCCCAGAGCATTATTCGTCGGGATTATTTAGCACGCTACAATATGAAGATTTAAAGAAGGCCCATGTAGAAAGTGTGGTTCCAGTCACTATGGAGGACTATGCAGAGAGAAAACGATTTAATAATGAAAACGATATTAAAATGCATCGCGACACACAAAATACTACACCAAAGTCGTTGGAGCAGGCGAATGAATATCTAAACAAACAAAAAACAACGCAAGATAAAACGGATGTGCAACGCGCCTTTAAATTAGCGAAGCAAGATGAGGCGGCGAGAAAAGCCAATCAGTCCTGGATGAGTGGTATTATGCGGCTGACGTAATTTTTTTCTCATTGTATATTTGTTTAATATTACCACCCCTTACAAGCAACACCCTTATCATCTACACAATTATCACTCGAAATCGTAATTATAAGATAAAGCCAAATACAAACAAAAGCAATTGTAAACCATCCCCCCCAACAAATTGTTTTTTCATTTCCAGTTTCTCTACCATGAGCTAAACAACAAGAACCATTTAAACATGTTACAAGCATAACAATACCCCATGTAGTCCAACCCAACATAAAGCATGTCACACCTGACCACCCAAATAAGAATGTGAAGAAAACCATTTTTGTTTGTGCCTCACCCTTTGCATCGCATGGATGATTAATATCAATTGTTGAATAACCATCATTGCATTTACATATTTTTACTGGTCCACTACTTTTACATTCTCCGTTAAAACCACAATTACTAGTCTCATTTACACATGGAACCGCAATATTAATCTTGTGAGGAATGCCTGGGTCGGTTAACACAACAGGCACAATAAATGCAATTGTAAGGACAAATGTGTTCATCTTAGTAAATGAGTACATATTGGATAATAGTTTTATATATACTATATTTTACGGTTCAATTTTAAAAGTTTTGTGTTGAGTAAACTTTTTATAAAAGTTACGTTTTGATTAAACTTTTTATAAAAGTTTATTATATAATGGGTTTTGGTAAATACATATTGGCAATATTAGGAATTATTGCTCTACAAAAGATATATAATGGCATTGACAAAGATAAAGACAAAATCGATGATTATAAATTAGCAAGTGAGTTTTTGATTAATAGAGTTTTAGCAAAAAAGACAAAACCCTTTTTATGGATACACTTAAATTATGATGTAAACGCGCGGTGCTGGCCTAGTTTTTTCTCTCGTAATACGACATTATTAAATCAACCTTATCATTACATTACAATAAAATCTATCATAGATAAATGTGGAGAAGATTTTAATATATGTCTTATTGATGATCGCACATTTAAGGAGCTTATACCTGGGTGGACTATAGATATGAGTCAGGTGGGCGATCCCCTAAAAAGTAAAATCCGTGAATTGGCTTTAGCTAAAATATTGCACCATTATGGTGGTTGTCTGGTTCCAGGGTCTTTAAAATGTTTTAAAAATCTTATTCATATGTATCACGCACAAACTAAAAACGATAAAATGTTTGTAGGAGAATTTGTCAATCATGCAGTATCAGCAGATAACCATGCGCTCGCAGCAAACACTAGATTAATGGGTTGCCCGAAAAATAATTATAAAATGAATGAATATATTAATTATCTCTCTAATCTAATTTCAACAGACTATACAAGCGAAAGTGTTTTTGTGGGAGAAGACAGTGATTGGTGCCAAGAAGGAATAAATAAAAAAGAAATAAATGTGATTTCTGCTGAACTGCTAGGGGCTATGGATACGGGGCGCAAAATTATCACAATAGACAGATTAATGGAGAGAACATATATAGATTTACTGCCATGCACACTAGGAGTGTATATCCCAGAAAAAGCAATACTTGAACGCACAAATTATCAATGGTTTGCAAGATTGAGTGCAGAACAAGCAATGTCGGGCAATAGTATGTTAAGTAAATTATTACTTATCCAATAAATATTTCATCTTTTTAAAAAGTTTTGTTTTGATTAAACTTTTTTAAAAAGTTTTATAAATATGATAAGAAATATTATAAGTAGAGTTTGAATATTCATTGCGCGATGTATATGGGATAGACATATGTTTACAAATCTGTCGGAGAACCGTAACAAAATTATTAAATGTATCATCTCTATTTGCATAAAATGTTTTTGATGCATGATAATATTCACTAATATGAGTTAAAAAGTCCGAAGTATGTTTATGATATTTTGCAGTTTTATATGTGGTTTTATTAAAAATATAATAGGTATCCATATTCTTTGCATATTTAGATAAAAAGTCAAATAATATAGATGATGGTATTTTTATTTTAAAAAGCTGTGACATATATAAATATGAGAAAATATATAAAGTGAGAGGTTGTCATTTATTTTACAAAAATATCTATCATATTTTTTGTAAAAATAGCCAATTCAATTTCATCTTCATGAATAGTATAAAAAATCGTAATATAATTGCTAATAAAGCATATAACAGAGTGTTTTTGAGATTCACTAATTAATGAGGTTTGTTTAATGTAACAAAAATAACTATCTAAAATATCAATTACAGAATAGCCTTTATCAATAAGCGTATACAATATGTGAATTGCATCATAAATATTTTGTTGTTGACATAATTTGGTGTATTTATCATAAATAAAGTAAGAGGTTGTTGATGAAATATTTTCAATGGTTGGTTTATTGTTTGCGCAATATAATAGTACATATTTTTCTAAATAATTAATCAATAAAGATATAGAATTATCGGAAATTTTTACAATAGATTGTTTCATATTTTCTGATATTTTTATATGTTCACTATCACATATATTGTTTGCGATTTGCATTTGTGATTTGAATGATAATGGTTGTAAACGTATGATTGTTGTTCGGGATTGTATACTATTTATCACCTTTTGAGTGTTTGTACATGAAGCAATGCAATGAATATTAGATCCATATGTATCGATACAATTTCTAAAAACTTGTTGACTCTGTAGATTCACCATATCTAAATCATCTATTACTAATATTTTTTTTTTATTAGCAATAGAACATTGAGTTTGGCAAAATGTCTTCACATCTGCGCGATAATATGATATACCTTGTTCACTTAAATTATTAATATATAGAACATTAGCAGCAATTTTAGAATTATTATTATTATTGTTATTGTTATTATCACATAATGGTTGATAATATTCATTAATTATGGAACGTATGATAGCGGTTTTTCCTGTACCAATATTCCCAATAAATAATAAGTTTAGAAAATCAAGCGATAATAAACTTTTTATGGCATCTATAAAGTAAGAATCATATTGCAACTCATTTAAATATTGAGGCGAATATTTTTTTATAAAAGGAACTGACATATTATAAGAATAATATTATTCGTTTATAAGTATTTAAGCTTATATATATTATGTATATTACAATGCCACAAGAAAACTTATATAATATTATGGGTGTAGAGAAAAATGCCTCTCAGGAGACAATCAAAAAACGCTTTCGAAAATTATCTATGACAGAACATCCCGACAAACATCCACCGGGCCAACAGCGAGAAAATGCGACAAAAAAATTTCAAAATATTAGTGCAGCAAACGATATTTTAGGAGATGAAGAAAAACGACGAATGTATGATATTACCGGAGATGTGAATGGCGAGACGAACGGAGGAGATATGTTTCGTGGCGGTATTCCAGTAAATCCAGAAGAGCTGTTTAACCTATTTGCCGGTGGAAATATGGGTGGTTTAGGAGGATTATTTGGTGGCGGCGGACCTGGTGGCGGCGTATTTCATATGAATGTAAATGGACATCCTATGCATTTTCAACAAGCGATGCGACAGCCTAGACCTATACAAGAAGTGTTACAAATCACACTTGCTGAAGCATACTCTGGTATAACAAAACGTTTAGAAATAGAGCGAGTATTAGTAACGAATCAATCTAGAACGCAAGAAAAAGAAACTTTATATATTACAATTCCTCCCGGTATTGATAATAATGAAGTCATTACAATAAAAGGAAAGGGAAATGTCATAGATGGAACAAATTATGGAGATGTAAAAGTGGTGATAATAGTAAATAATAATACAGAATTTATGCGAGAAGGAATAGACTTAATTTATAATAAAACGATTTCCTTGAAAGACGCTTTATGTGGATTCCGTTTTGATATGAAATATATTGATGGGAGAATATTTAAAATTAATAATGATAATGGAAATGTTATAGAACCTGGTCACAAAAAAATAATTCGATCGATGGGGATGAATCGAGGTGGACATACCGGTAATTTGACCATAGTATTTAAAATAGTATTTCCAAATAATATATCACATGATAAAATAAAAAAACTGTCCGAAATACTATAATCGACAGGTTATAATTATATAATTAAAAATCGTTATAATTAAAAATCGTTATAATATAAACGTACTAAATATAAATATATATATATATATTTATGGATTTTTTTACTAATACCCCATCAGATCTAGGGTTTATTATACTAAGAAATGTAATAGATCGAACCACTGGAGAATATTGGAAATTATCATACAGATGTATTAGAAAGTTTTATCCAAATAACTATATTATAATTATAGATGATAATTCAAATTACAATTTTGTTGATTTGAAGTTTCAAGAGAATTTATATAATGCACATATTATCCGCA